CGCTTGTGGCGCAGGGCAGTTTTCCCGTTTGCCACCGCACGTGCCGCTACACATCTCCTTGGGGATCATCCACATCTCCTTTGGGACCATCCGCTTCTCCTAGTTTTTGTTGTACATACACGAGGAAACAGAGCAGAACTTACACAACGGGCCTTGGACTGGATTCCAAATCCCCGACTCATACGCTTGCTCGATCCGCGCCACATCTTGCGCTGGCTTCTCCATGTATTTGTGCACCATGTCTACATGGTGTACAGCCTTCACAAACTCCTTGCTCACTACGAACACCAATGCTGACTTGACCTTAACAATGTTAGGGAACTTGGCGAAGATGCCCACCGCCACAAGGTCTAACTGCTTGATGTCCGCATACCGTGCGCTCTTGCTGGTCTTGTAGTCCACAGAGTAGGCCAACTGCCGTTCATGGTCCAGCACAACCAAGTCGGCGATGCCGTGCCACCATACGTCAGGCGCGTTGAAGTCACAGGCTTTCAAGTCTTTCGTTAGCCCTAACTTGACCTCGACCAACTTCTCGCCGGGAATCTTTGCCAACTCATCAAGCGTGGGCTTCATGTAGTCGAATTTAGGATCAATCGGCTTGTTATCCCGAATGAAATCTTCCGCTGCGGTATGGGCAGACTTACCGTATAGGGTTGCTACCGTATCTGGTTCAACGATGTCCTTCGCTACCTTAGTGTGGTAATACTTTTTGGGGCACTGCTGGAATGTCTTCAGACTACTGAACGACCAGACGATTGGTTTCATACCGACCTCAATTTCTCATTCATATCCTTCATGTCTTTGATCGCATTGACCATCAACTTAGTATCTACTAGCGTTTGTATAGCCGCTTCAATAGCAACGTCAAAGTCGTTATCCAACATCGCGTCATGCACTTTACGCAAACCCTTCTCTGCCATCATGCAGGGGTAAGCGTAATCAACAATCGCCGTAACTTTCTCCATATCCCGCCTCGCAATTTAGGGGTAAATCCATCGCCCACGATGGGCGTAATCTCATACACAATTCGATGTACTCTTTGGCTGTATGTATCTCTTCCTCTGGCACTACACACGCAATGGCGTCATGCACAGTCATCACAACACGGTACTTCTTGTTGACGATGAGCATCTGGTCGCCAATGATAATTCGAGCGAGTGCTTGGCACACGTTTTCTATGACCTTACCCCCATAAATGCGCGTGAGGATAGTGGCTTTCCCTTTCTTCGTGTCGTACACAGTTTCAGTATCGCCATCGTCGTCCTGATGCTTGCGTAGGTTGGGGTACTTGAGGCGTAAGCCGTTGGGCAAAAGGATGCCCTTCTTGCCGTCTACGTTCAGCACTCCGTTCACTCCCAGTGTGGTGTGCTTGTCTTCCATGATGGCGTCTATGGCCCTACCAGCCTCGGCCCATAACTTTGTTATCCTGCCGTACGTTTTGCGGTACGTGTCGATGATCCGCTTGCACTCCTTCGAGTCAATGGTTACGCCGAACGTCTTTAGTTGTACTTGGAACCTATCAGGACCCATTCCGTACCCTGCGCCAAGGATGGTGGTCTTACCCACAAAGCGTTCTTCCTTCGTGATGTCTGCTTCGGCCTTGTTGTATATGCGAGCAGCCATAATGCGGTACACATCCTCGCCCCGATCAAACGCTTCGACCAGATCAGTTTGCCCCGCTAGCCATGCCAGCGTACGCGCTTCAATCTGGGAAGAGTCTGAGTCGAGGATGTAGTAGCCTATTGGCGCGATGATGCACTTCTTGAGCAGCGAACCCCGTGGTAGGTTTTGTAGGTTCAACTTGTCGTCGCCACCCCATCGCCCAGTATGGGCAGCGTAGTACCGTAAGGGAACGGGTAGTGGTCCACGTTCGGCGGTTCCGATCAGCCGCTCGGTTCGTGTCTCTTCAAGGGTGGACTTAGTACCTAGACGCGCAGCGACAAGGGCTTGCACCCTCAGATTGTCGTGGTCGAGTAGCGCCGTGAACTCCTCATCGGACTTGGAGAAGGCGTAGGTCTGACTGCCGTTCGCTGGGCTTACCTTCATAGGGGGAGTGACCCCTAACTCTGTTAGCGCCCCTGCAAACTTGGGGTTGCTCATTAGGATGTCTTTGTCGAACTCGCCAAGGAGTTCGAGTTTGCGGGCTTGCACACGGAGAAGGTGCTCGCCCAACGCCAACCTGTCCAACTGCAGCACGGGCTCGGTGAACATCCGCAGCGTGATATCAATCAGGCTCAACTCCACCTCGGGGAAGTCGCCCATCGCCTTGTACAACTTCCAAGTCAGGGCCACATCGTTCTTGCAGTACTCGCCATACTGCGCTAGTTGCTCAGCACCGAACTGCTCACGCCTCAGCCCAAGGGCATCGACTACCTCCGTGCCCTTCACGCCCAACTTGTAGTGCTCGGCTAGCACCTTGAGACTACCGCCTACTTCAGTACCGTGGAGAGCACGGGCCATGCTGAGTGTGTCCACCCATCCCTTAGGCTTTATTCCGTACAACCAATTAAGAATAGCCCCATCGAACACAGCGTTGTGCGCTACCGCTGTGGAGTTACCCCAATCGAACCTACTCAGGAACGCATGAGTCTGCAGCGCGTCACCGCTGAACCACTCGGGCTCCCCACCGTCTACCTGTACTGCAACACCGATAACCTCGAACTCGGGGGAACGAATGTACTCCTCCGTGGTTATCTTCGACAGGCTGAACTCTTGCGAGTAGAAAGTCTCGAAGTCGATTGTCAGGATCATTTCGCCCCATCCGTGTCCCTACCACTAAATACGGCTACGCTAACCTTGGTTTCGTTGAGTGCTTGAATTGCAGATAGGGCAACCGCAAGGCGTTCTGCGTTGGCAATAGCCCGCTCAAAGTCCGGTGTAGTTAGAACAGCTTGAGCAGCTAAATACTCCTGCTTCATCTGAAGCGCCTCAGATTGCACCTTAGTCGATGCTGACTTAATTGCTGTGAGATCGTTAGCAATCGTTGAACGAAACTTATCAAGCGTTGCCTTGAGTTCCTTGAGAGCGTCGTTTGCTGAGCCCGTCATTTCTACTGCTGCTTGTTCGATATCCATTGCCATTGCCCTTCCAAGTTTTAATGTATAAACGTCGTTGTCCAGTAATTTTCTAATGTCTTTTACAACATACATGGGTTCCCTCCTACCATGAGCAGTCTTGAGGTTAAATTCCATACCCCCCCATGCTTTGTCTGGAGCGACCCACTTTCCGTTAACGACTGGCATTACTTACCTCCCCATCTAACATAGTTAGCGATCAGCGTTTCGAGTTCTTCGAGGTTGTCCTCGTTGACCACCATAGCGTAGCCACCAGCGTTCTTGATCCTGAGTAGGTTCTGCGTCTGCAACGCAGTCGGCTTGTTGTTGCCAGCCTTGGCCTCGATAGCGAGGAACTGGCCGTTGACGCAGCAGAGGAAATCGGGGGCTCCTGCGTAGCCGTAGCCCGAACCTATGGGCATGGTGTAGTAGGCGTTGTGTGCCTTGAGAATGTCTTTGATCTTGGCCTTGACCTTGGCCTCAGGTGTTGCTGCCATCTCATCCTCCAGTAGTTTTCGAGCCATGATCTTAGCACAACCCTTTACAAAGTCAAGACGAAAAAAAGCCACCCGAAGGTGGCTTAGTGGGGAGAGGAAACCCTAACTTTGTTAGTCGCCCAGCAGCGAACCGATCTCGCGCTCCAAGTACCACTTGGCTTTCTTGAGGTCCTCGATGCGCGTACCCTTGAGCCCGCTACGGACTACGTACTTAATCACATTGCCCAAGTTGTAGTTCAAGTCCTTGGCCTCGATAAAGTCTATAGTTTCGATCCCACCCTGCGTGTAGTGCGGTGGGCGGTTCACCATATCAACAGAGTACTCGTTGCAAAGCGGCTCCTTGAATTCATTGACTAAGGATTCCAGCATTTCAACAGTGACGGCTTTCCTCTCCACGGGGGGCTTAGCCGCTGTCTTCTTCTTGACCGCTGGCTTCTTCGCAGTCTTCTTCTTGACCCTCGCCTTGACGCCGTGGACTTCACGGTTGAGTACGTATACCTGCGCATACGTAACGTCGTACAGCAACGCTACGTTCTGCAAACTGACATGCGGGCTCTCCTTGAGGAA